TAAAGTAGTAGAAAGTATATTTTCTATTTTTAATCCTATTGATTTAAAATCACAACAAACTGCAGGAGAAAAATATAAAAAATATAAAAAATATAAAAAATATACTAAAAAATCTACTAAAAAATATACTAAAAAATCTACTAAAAAATATACTAAAAAATCTACTAAAAAATATACTAAAAAATATACTAAAAAGTATTAAAAATAAAACATTTGTATTATTATATAAATGGCTGAATTAGCTGGATGTTATAAATCTTATGTAGAGCCTAGTTTGATGATTAAATATGATGGCACTAATATAATACATTACCATAAAAATTTAAGACATAATGAGATGAATATGAAAAGTGTACCTATACCTTCAGAAATATTTCAATTATTGCTAGATTATAGAGCGTTTGTACGAGCAGCGGAAGGAGAATGTGATGATGCACCTCAACCTGGCTGAAAAGATTAAAACATACTAAAAAAAATAAAAAAAGCATCAAAAGAAGAAAACGAACAAATATAATGTTACATAAAAGTAATATTCTCTAAAGATAATTCAGTATTTAAAAAAACAAAATTAAGTATAAATAAAATAAGTAATTTTTCATTTCTAAAATCTTTTCTTACACGATTAAAACATAATAATAATTCATATCTTCTTTCAATAGTTATTAAATTATCCAAAATTTTTGAATTTTCTATTATATGTATAATATCCAAAGCACTATAAGATTTTTCATACAATTTTGTACACAATTTCATTAAATCATTTAAATATATTTTTTTATTTATACATTTATTTAATTCTTTTTTAAGCCATTCAAAACGTTGTATTTTTATATCTTTCATATTAAATATTTTATTTAAGTTATATTGATATAGATTAACAATATTATCATTTATAACTGGTTCTGGTACATAGATTTCACAAAATCTAGATAAAATTGGTTTCATTAAATTATATTTATCTTCTGCAACAATAAAAAAACGTGTATTATGACTAAACAATTCGATACATCTTCTTAATGCAGATTGAGCATCCATAGTTAATTTGTCTGCATTTAATAAAACAATACTTTTAAAAATATTTCCGCAATTTGAGTAAATATGCGTTTTTGCAAAAAATTTTAATTCGTCTCTTATAAATTTAATACCTTTACCATGTGAACAATTAACATACATTACAAAAGATTTAATAATATCACGATTATTATCATATATTTTGTAAATAAATTCATTAATAATTGTTCTTTTTCCTGTTCCTGATGGCCCGTGAAATAATATATTTGGTATTTTGTGAGATTCATAAAAATAATTTAATTTTTTTTTTATATTTTCATGAATAGATAATGACATTTAATTAACTATATTAAAATACAAAGTGTTTTTATATTTTAATATAACGTATTTAATTTAATTATTATATACTTATACCGCGCTACTTAAAGATTGAGTATATGGATTTTTTCTGAATGCATTAAGTATATCAGGTTGAATGCGATCGCAACCAGCACATTCATTATAATATTGTGAAGATCTTATAGCACCATAAGTTTGTGTAGAAGGAGGTAAACTTGTTAAATTTGAATAAGCAGGATTTACTCTTCCATCATATCGATCACTATCACTTTTAATTGTAGTTAAATTCATTTCTTGATTGAATAATTGCATTCCTCCTTGATTTGCTCTATTTCCAATCGTTTGTGATTTTATATCATTATTATGTTGTTTATAAGCAGCTTCATAATTCATATCACCATATCCTGTTGCATATCCTCCTGCAGCTGTGAAATATTCACAACTAGAAGTATCACGTTGTGTGTTATCTGGACTGGTATAGTTATTTACATACATACTTTCTTTTTGATTATTTATATTAAAACTAGGTGCATATAAAGTAGTCTCTTTGTTTGTTGTAGTAGGAGCATCTAAAGGATTGTATACATAACTTTGAGAAACTACAGAAGTTGCCTCACCATACACACGTAAATTATGAATTGTTTCGTCTTTACGTGTAGGTCTAAATGCGTCCATAATAGGTGCAATTACTGCACCAATTGCACTACTAAAACCACTTCTTAATGTTTCTGGTTGTTTAATAGTTGATCTATGATTTTCATAATTTGTATAACTCCTTAAAATTGTATCTCCATTATTTGACGGACCTTTACCCATTGCAGATGCTGGATTTACATCATTGCATGGCAATTGTGAACGTCTGCTTGGTTCAAAATTTTCTGGGGCGTGACCTGCTTTAATATCTGATGAAATTGCAGGTCCCATATATTCTGTAGCAATATCATTGCGTCTTATTACACCCATGTCTTGAATTGGTCTTAATGTTTCTCCTTTTTCAGCACCAGTTGTTGTAAACCATCTATCTTGTGTATTTATATAAAATGTATCAGGACGTTGTTTTTCAACACGACCAAGCATCTCAGTAGTAGGTGCAGTTTTAATAAATGAATATGCAGGACCTTCATGATTTATTAATTCGTATTCTAATTTAGGATTAGTATCAACTCTTAATTCGTCTATTGTTTTTGGCAACCATTTATCACGTGCTTCCATACCTGAATTAAACCCATTACTACCATTTACACCATACCCTTTATCTAAACCTGGACCAACCATTATGCTATCAAATGGTTTAGTATTATTATTTTTCATTCCTTGATTTACGCGTGATTGATAAAAATCACTTTGATTTGGCATACCATATGCCCATTGCATATTGTCTTCTGGTTTAAATAATGGAGCTTGTTCTATTTTTTTTATAGTCTGAGAACCAGAACCAATCATATTATCAAGAAGCGATTCAGTAATATTATTATCGTATGTTTTACCTTTTACTTTACCACCATAAAACGGGACCATATTATTATGTTTAAATTGTTCACTATCTAAATAATTTCCTGTTAATGAATAAACTTCTTGAGGATTATTTCCTACAGATTCATTATGTCTAACTTTATTTTGATATACATTTTGATTAAAATATTTATCAGTTGCTGCATTAGGATTTGGATATTCTTGCACATTATTAACTAACTGATTAACATTAATAACTGGATAATTTTGTGGAGGAGTATTTACATTTGGTAAATAATTATCTGTTCTAACACCTAAATTACTTCTTATACCCATATTTGTAAAATTTTCTGGTTTTTGTTGTCTTTTTGACATTATAATTTCTTTATCAAGACAATTTTCATTTTTTTGATTAGAAACTACGTACATACCACCTAATGCTATCAATGGGATTGCTATTTCCATATTATAATATATATATAAATTATAATAATTTTAAATAAAAATTTATTTTTTACTTTTTCTAGATTTTCTTGATTTTTTTTTATATTTTCTTCTTGATCTTTTTATTGTATTTCTTCTTGAATTTCTTTTTGATTTTTTATTTCCATATCCTAGACTATTGTATCCCATATACTTTTTCATTGTATCAATATTATTTTTTCCGATTTCTCCTTTAAAAACTTCTAGTACTGCAGGATTCCCTTCAACTTCTCTTCTTCTTACTTTTTGAGGATGTTCCATATATTTTTCCATAATTTCAGTATTATATCTACCAATATCTCCTTGAAAAACATCTAATACCAGATCATTTGCTGGAATATTTGAATTTTCATACTTTAATTCTGGTTGACCTGTTAAAGTTTCTCCTCTAACCATTTGTTTACACCCTTGAAGATTTAAAATGGGACAAAACCCACTAAAAATCAAAAAGGTTTGCCCTTCGCAGAGCGTGTAAATTTTGATTTTGGTAGTTCGTCTAAACTACCTGATAAATTCTTGCTTCTTGATAAATAATTTGGTCTTTCTTTATTATTTATCGCATTATAAGCAATTTTGTAAATATTTGTCGCTCCATTAACATCTCTATTCCAATAACCGCATCCGTTCTTACAACAAATCAGTCCGTGGATTAAGACATTACCGCTTCTATATGGTTTTGGATTTTCCCTAACCATCGTCTTTTTACAAATACCTATTTCACATTTGGAACACATACAACTTGTCCTGAATTCATCTACCAAATAAGTTTGAAAACCTGCTTTTCTAAATAAAGTTCTCATTCCTTTTCCTTTGGTTGCTTCTTTAAATTTCATTTGATGTTTCTGTTCGTAATCACCAAAACAAACTATTACTTCCTTTTCATTTCCAAATATGCGTTTGAAATTGTTTAACATTTTTTGTTCGCTTCTTTTTGTGTTTCTATAACTTTGTAAGCGTAATTTTCTAAAAATGTATTTTTCATAAAAGTTGAATAACATTCCATTTATTTCACTTTTCTTTTGGATATATTCCTTAAATTTTGTTATGTTAAGTGATTTTCTGTTTAATTTTGATAATTCAGTTTCCCATTCTATAATTGTTTTACCATGTATTTTTTCCTTTTTCAATTCTAATTGGATTTTGGAATACTTCTTTTTTTTTGTTTCTTTTCTTCGTTGGTCTTGTGAATAACGAAATTCATTTGTTTCTTTATTATCAGCATCTACGCAATAAATTAAATCACATTTTCCAGGGTCTATTGCTACAATATTTTTGTTTTGTAAATTAGAATAATCATTTAGTTCATCAATATATATTTCAGTTGATAACCCTTTTTTCATCATCGGTAATTTTTTACCAACTAAATCTTTACGCAATAATAACAAAGAACAACTTACTCCGTCTGTTTCTATCATATGGTGAAATTCATAATATTTCTTCTTAAAAAATTTTCGTTCAGTTCTAAAAAAGAATTCCCATATTTTATCTTCTTTGCGTTTTAAGTTGCCTTTTGTTAAATAATCACTTTTATTTCCTTGTTTCTTTGTCATAAGTAAATGAACTAATGTAGTTGTATCTAATCTTATGTGTTTTGGTATAACTTCACTTCTCATAGGAAATACATTACTGATTGTTTGGTCTTCTTTTTCAACTTGTTTCATCATAAAAATCATATTACCAAAATAATCAAATGGACTACACATTAAATCATAAACAATATTATTCTTCTTATAACTTTGTTTGTTAGGTGTAATGAATTGTTTGTGTTGATTAATCCATTTATGATACATAGAATGAGATTTGTAATTAGTTGTTTCAACATTCAGTAAATCATTTTTAATTTTGCGTAATTGATTACATAAATTATTTACTCTTTGTTCTTTTGCTTTTTGTGTAATATTCAACTTTCTTATTTTATTCATAATAAATTTCTTTTTCCAAACAACATTTACATATCTTTCAATATATTCTACATAATGTAATTTAATATTGTTCTCATACATCGTAAGAATATCAATTGTAAGATAATCTAATATAGTATTCATATGGGTATAATCTAAATTTTCATTTTGAATAAGTGGTTGAAAATCTGTTTTGTAAAAAGCAGTTAGTTTATCTTTGAGTTCTTTAATTTCTTTCTTTGGTGGTCTTCCAGTTAATTTTTCATTACACAAAATTTTCATACAAGAGTTAATAAATTCATCATTAATAACTGGTAATGTATTATGCTTATCATAATGGTCTAATAAAAAAAGTTTCATAAACATCATAGTTTGAATAACAATTTTATTACACTTAATTACAGCATTTGTAATTTTAGGTGTATTTATATCAGGGTGTTTCAAGACACTTTTCAAGGAAATCTTAATTCCTTTGAAAAAGTCTTCAGGAGGTTTTTCTTTTTCCATCCTTTATAATAATACTAAATATTTTTATTTTAAGTATTTTTCGCTAAATATTATTAATTTTACATAAAATTGAAATTAATAATAATATAAAATATATTTTACATAATAAATTAAGATGAGTTATACAGAAAATGAAAGTTATAAACACAAAATGGCAAAAGAAGTGTTAAAAAGATGGTTTGAAGATAGTGAATTAAATGACTATATGACTATTGGTGATATAAAATTTCGTCCAAATAGACAATCAGGTATATTTTTAGAATATCCAATATGTGGAAATATACAAAGCGGTAATTACACAAACAGCTGGGAAAATAATTGGGATGAAATACAACTAGATGATATTTGGGATGAATATGTTCCAACATATGATGAATGTATTAATATTTATAAAACATATCCAATCGCTATTATTGATTTAGTATGTTCTCATAAAGGTCAGCCATATATATGTATTGAAATTTGTCATAAAAATCCTGTTTCACAAGAAAAAATTAATAAATTAGAAGATTTTGGTATAGACAATTTAATTGAAATAGATGCTGATTGGATTTTAAACCAAACTAAACCACCAAATCAATTGAAATATAAAAGATTAATTTAATTCAAAACAATATTTCTGTGTTCTAATATAATTTCCTTCTTCTGTGAAATGATAATCTAAACTAATCATTTTATATTTTTGTTTAATTAAATGCTTAATTATTGACAACCAAGGTCTTTTTATTTTATTTGGTTCTCCAACTGCTTTAATTCCATTGAAACTATAATATTTTCTTATTTCTGGGATCAGTTCCATTATTTTTTTTTGGACTTCTTCATTTTTATCTAATTCATAAAGTGTATATTCCGTTTTATTTTCTAAATCCAATATCTTCACAATCTTATCAACAATTTCATCTTGTTCTTTTTTATACAACACACATTTATGTCGCATATTTTCTATATACTTAAACTATCTAAATTTTAAGTATATTATTTATAAATTTTTAATTTCCTTCTTCGTGTTGATGATTTCCTTTGTAAATCCATTCCTTCTTTCAAATTATAAGCATATTCAAAATAATTTTTATAATTTTCTGGTTTTACTTTTTCTATTGCTCTATCTACATTATTTTCTAATTGTTGGTAATTTTCAACATTTCTATCTTTTTTCAAAGTATTTTTTATTTGATTAAAATATGCTTCTATTGGTAAATTGCTACGAGGAGTATAAGGAACCGCAAATAAATAATGATTACCACTTTTTGTTATGGCATTTTTAATTAACTCGTTATTATGACTTCCAGCATTATCTAAAATAATAAGATGGTCTTTATAGTTTGGAAATACATATTTTTCTAAAAATTCTAACAATCTTTCTTTTGTCATACCACCTTTTTCATACAATTCTTTTCCTACACATTTTGAATTGCTTATTGCTACTAATAAAGTAAATTTACGAAATACGAATTGATTTGATGTTTTTATTATACAACGCTTACCTAAATTACATCTACTATAAGTTGGTTTCAAAGCAGAACCAACACTTGTTTCGTCTAAACAAATTATTTTATTCATAGGAAATTGTTTAACTCTACTATAAAATTTATTCATCTCATTTTGTTTCTCAATTGGTTTCTTATATCTTTCTTTTGGGAAATGTTCGTGTCTTGTTCGTTTTCTTGTTTTATTATTATCTCTAATAACTTCTCCTAAATGTTGAGGTGTAATATCAAATGTAGGATATTTCTTTTTCATATCAATCTCCAATTCATTCATAGTAAGTTGTTCGTTTTGTTTTAACAATTCTAACGCAGTATTTACTTGTGGTTTAGTAATTTTATAAGATACAGATTTTCTATTTCTTCTTGTAAGATTTTTAGAAGTTTTATATCTTTGTATCCATCTTTGTAATGTAGATTTCTTACAATCAAAGATTTTACAAGTTTTTCTAATATTATCTTTGTTATTCAAATAATATTTAACAGCAGAAATTTTATAATCTTCGCTCTTATGTTTAGTCATCTATATTATTTTGAGAAAATATAAAAAAATACATAAGGGTGCGGTTTTAAATCTTCAAGGGTGTAAATGGATAATAAACCATATCAGCTTCTTGTGGTACTACATTTTCTCCTCTTGTTATAGCAGCAAACCCACGTAATGATCGTTCATTTTCAAAATCACTTTCAGGATCTGAATAAACATCATAGTAATCTTCAATTATTTTTGTTGTTTTTTTCCCATCTCTGCCATGTTTCACTCTATGCACTTGACGTCCCATTTGATTAGGTGGTTGAATATCTATAGTATCACCAGGCCAAGTATATGGATCATTTAATATATCATGAACATTCATATTGTCATAATTTTTATAAGTCTCTTTTATATAAGGTCCTTCAAAATCTGCTAATTCAGGAATCATTTGTTCTTGTTCTTGTTCTTCATCAGAATAATGTTCTCTATCACTTCCACTCATTTATATATAATATAAAAATTTTATATTCTTTGACATGAATTAGTTTGTTGTCCTGTTATGGGACCACCAAAATAACCACCTTTAATTACTGCATAACTACTTGGCAATTCTGTATATTTACTATTTTCTAAAAAACAATCTCTTTTTGGGGTAAAATAATCTTTTTCTAAAATTCGTGTACTCAAATTATTTTGAAAAGGTAAATAGTTTTCAATTTCATATATAGAGTTTTTCATATTTAAATGCATTGGAGAATATATAATTGAGTTTATTTTAGAAAAACTAACTTCTGACCCTAACCCGCTAATT